ACCGCCAAGCCTGAACTTCATAAAATCGCGAGAGGTAAACGGACATTTCAGCTCAAGGCCGAAATCGTTACTGCAAAGGCCGTCAGGGGAGCAGGCTGTACGCATGCTCTCATCACGGAAAAGGATCGGTGACTCAGTTACGTTAACGCCGGTTGTGAACTCGAAGAGCGCGCGCGCATCTTCTTCATACTGCTTACCCCAAGCCAGCGCCTTAGCGTTAACTTCAGGTGAGACGCCGGTACAGACTTCAGCGAGAAGGGTGTGAAAATAGGACATTTTCATGTCCGTCCATTTTTTCCCTGAGCGTGGTTTTGAGATGACATTGCTGACCTCTGAGGCAGTGATGACTCCGAGCCTCAATCGTGACCATGCTTCATCGCCTTGCTCAACGGTGGTGACGTCGATGCCAGTGCGCGCCAGGATGATGTTTGGTGTCATGCTGCCGCCTTTTTCTGTAGGAAATCCGAAGTCTTGATTGCTTCTTCCTGAGTTAATTCGTCAGGAGTTGCGATTGTCCGGCGGAAAAGCTGAGAGCAGAGAGGTGAGAGATCATCATCCCAGGTCTTGCCGAGAGATTTCAAAAGCACACCAATCTCATCAAGTGTCTGCTTGGTAGCGGGGGTGACGTCGCGCACAGGTTGGCGCTCAGCGGTGAAGTTGATACCTTCTTCGCCCTCGGTGTTAACGTGGTCGATTGCGGCGTCCAGGCGCTCACGGCGAGGCCAGTATTTCGCCGCTTGCTTCACGACCGTCTTTAGGATCATCTGCTCTTCATCAGTAACCCATGGACACTTTTTGCTATTGTCCGATTTGTACTTCTTCCAGGCTTCTGACCGGTCACGGATCGCAAAGATGGCATCAATGCGCATCGTGTGTGTCAGATAATCGCAGTCGTCCGTCTTGACAGTTACATATGCCCCGACGATTTCCCCACGCTGCTCTTCTGTGTCGAAGTCGTTGTAAATGTGGATCGGAGGCTTATCGAGACCCTCGCGGCGGAACTGGTCGTTCTTACGAACAATTGCTGACTGGCACCACTTAATCGCTCCTGACTGCTGCGCGATATGCATCAGGCCCATGTAGCTAATATCCAGGCAGATAGCACCTTTTCGCGGAACCAGATAAGCCAACTTCTGCGCCGGGTTCAGCGAAATGCCGATGGCCGCTACGTTGATGATGGCGTTCTGCGTGCTCGTCTGGTTCTGGAAAGCAATTTTGGCGAGGTATTCGTTATTCTGGAAAAGTTGGATGGCGAACTGACTTTCTTTTGCCCAAACCATCCGATCGTCAGTGGACGCCTTAGTAAAGAGCGGCTCCTGCTGTTTGACGAAATCAACAAGGGTTAAACTCATGACTCCTCCTTAAAATGGGCATGGCGCCCGACTCTGCCATTCTTCATCGGCGCGGGCGTAGCAAATACGGGAGATGTAATCGTTGTAGATTTCCTGAGCCTCAGATCCAATCAGCGCCAGACATGCCTCTTTCGAGATGAATAAGGAGCGCATGGTCAGCGGGTTAGCAGGAAACATGGCGATAAGCTCATTGGCCCGGTCGTCAATCCACTTTTCTTTCTCTTCGCTGAGTTGTTGCTCGGCCCAGCGACGATCGTCAATGTGGTCGTAAGCGCGGAATGCGTTCATGGGAGCCTCAGTAAGAGATTTTTGTGCGTGGGATAACCCCATCCTTCAGGGCGGTGAGAACTTCGATAGCTTGGTCGCGCGTGATGCTGGTGCTGGCTGTTAGGGCGTTGACGATCTCTGTGCCTACCGCCTTGCGGTGCTTCACATCAGCTTCGCGCTTTGCCGTTTCGTCAGCTATGCGCTTATCTTCTGCCAGGCGAGCTTGTTCTTTCTGCTCAGCCTCACGCTTAACGCGATCGGCTTCTTCCTGCGCTTTACGCTGCTCAGCGGCAATGGCTTCCTGCTTGTCACGTTCAGCTTTCTCAGCAGCTTCTTTCTTTTCGCGTTCAGCACGTTGTTCCGATTCGATGCGTTCACGTTCAGCGCGCTGGAATGCTGCGGTGGCTTCTGCTTCACGACGGGCAGCAGCCTCAATATCAACTTTTGCTTTCGCCTCGGCATCTCGCTGCGCTTGTTCAGCGGCTTCACGCTTCAGTTGTTCGTCACGTTCACGCTGAGCCTGTTCTGCCAGTCGGCGCTGTTCTTCGCGTTCACGGTCGATAGCGTCATTCATCAGCAGAGCCATTTCGTGGTCTGCTTCAAACTTGGCAGCCAGCTCCTGATCGAACTTGATGTTCATATCCAGCGCTTCGGCGTGCATAGCGTTCATGGCTTCTTCCGCCTTGATGCGTTCCTGCTCGACTTCCCATTCGGTCAGTGGGCGTCGGGTGGCGTCACGCAGCTCGTCACATGCATCAACGAATCGCTTAATTTCGACTTCTGCTGGCTTTACAGCTTCTTTGAGGCGTTTGAGATACTCGCGGCCCGGCTTTTCGATTGCAGTTTTGCTGCGGGATACTGACGCCGCCAGAGAGGCGACACGGTCACGGCCTTTCTTGGTGCTCAGGTCCGGCACCTCATTTACGGCCTGGCGAATTTGTTCAAGGTAAGCATCCAGCCCGTTTGGTGCATAAAGCGCTGGGGCTTGCTCTGGTTTAATATCGATGACGGTTAAGTCCGTTACTTCGCTCATGGTTTCTCCTGAATTTTTAGTGCACGAAGCCTGGCAACTTGTTGTCTGCCTGGTCGTTGAATGGGGAAGGGGGTTAGTTGGTTAGCTTTGAATTCCAGGACTCAATTGCTTTGATGGGAGAATCGAAAGTCACTGGCGCAATCCATCCACAGCACTTAATTTGAAATTGGTTCAGGATGTATGGCTCAGGACCAATTCTGCATCCTCTATCCCATTCAAACGCCTTGATGCCAGGAACCCGTTTGCAGAACGGGCATTTTTTAGCGTCTGGAAGATTCTCAAATGAAATATCAGGTAGCGAGCTGTCATCTTCAGACCACTGGAGTTCAACAGGAACAATGACCGAGTACCCATCCCAACGGTCAAACTCAGGTGATAACACATCTTCAAAACCGGCACCGCGAAGACGGAATTTAGCGCGAGCAATAACCACAAGGCCTTTAACTTTTCGACTGCTCATCCGCCACAGATAAACGCCTGCAACCTCAGGCTGGCGATCCGAATATTTAATCCATTCCATAACCATTCCCTCAGTGCTTCAGGCCGTCGCCGCGACCATCAAGATATACTTCCACGAGCAGCTCTTTGGTGTAAGTACGCTCACAGCCGCGGTGAAGATACAGGCAGCCACGAACGTTAGCCGATGCTGTCCAGGTGCTGTCTGCGTGCTTAACGAGCATGCCGGGCTGAATAGCGGCGCGGCAGACTGTTTGGGTGCCGTAATGCATGACAGTCATGAGGCCTCCCGAGCTTTCAGCATTGCGTCTGCCATGAGATAAAATGTGGTTGCTAGGCCATCCATTTCGTCATGGTGCGATGGGCCAATATTCAACGAAGTTCCGGAAGCGAAAATTCCCTGCATGGCTTTCGCTGCAAAGTAATCACGGATGGTCATGTCGTCAGTAGTGACTGAAACTTCTTCCGGGTAAGGCGTTTCGTCGAACCGGTACAACAGGTCATAATCACCGCTATCATCAAAACTGGTCATGTCGTACGCCCAGCGGTGGCCTGCCCATTCGAATGATTGACCTGCATTGCTCTTATCGAACCGCGCTTTCAGGTAAGCAGCGTGGTCAGCCGATTTTTTATAAACCTTCATGGTGTGCTTCATGCTTTCTCCTTCGCTAACTTGATGTCAGCACGCAGATGAATTTCACGACCATCAGGCAGGGAAAACACTTTGATGTCGTCGGTGTGCACGAGGAAGTGAGCAACAGCGTGTAGCGCCTCGTCTGTTACGTCGTACTTTTCGCCAGTGAAAACACGCGCTCCGGCTTTGAGGCCCTGAAGTGGCTTTGAACGCCCAGCATGAATTCGATTTGTCAGCCCACTGTGGCCAACAGTAATTGGATTACCCATACTCATCTCCTGCCTTAACGCGGCAAACGGAACGTTAATAATTCTGCATCCGGCGCAATTGCCGTTGAGCGGTGGATAGCCGCCGTTAGATAACGAAAGCGCCTCGCAAAGCACCTTGGGTATCTAATAAAAAAGCCGCTTGTCAGGCGGCTTTGTTAGCAAAGCAATTCATTCCTGCTGTGCGCTGAAGTCTGCTCATGTTTTCCCGTGCTTCACATAAAACAGCCTCCCAAGCCGATCTGATGTGTTGCTCAAGCGACTTCTTCGATAATTCTTGTTCACACTTCTCGATTGTTGTTTGAGTGCTAACTATTTGAGACTGCAAATTTTCCTGATAACTCATCATCTTACCCTCTGTAGTTACCCGCTGATGCGGGAGAAATGCTTTGGTCGGTGTGGTGATTACCGGGCTCTCAGATGCTTCTAACAGCTATCGGCTGGGCATCACGATCGCGTTGAGATTCGATGTGCTTATTCACTGGAGCCTTTACTCACCACACCCCAAAACATTCCTGCCTTGGTAAAGCTGCCCCGATGTTCAGGGCGACTGAGCAACAAGCCATTCCGGTGCGGCATCCTCTTCGTGTGTTATACCCGCCACGCGTTACACACCTGCCTCAATCCTATTGGGCGCTCTGTTAAATTTGCCAGGGGGCGCACCGGGTGATTTGTTGCTTATCTGATTTGTTAAAGAAGCAGCTGACTTGCGTCGGCGCGGCTAACTTCTGGTGCCGCAGTCGCTGTGTTGTCGCGATGGGTTGAATATACAAAACGTATTCTTTATATGCAATACAATACGTATACTTTATTGCCGTGTTATGAATAACATTTTGTATATTATGATGTTTTATTTTTTGGCGTTGCTTCAATATGCCCTCAAGCCAGTCTCTTCTTGGGAATCAGGAGAACCAAGGTGAAAGACAAAGGCGAGCAAACTGGCCTGATTGGCTTGGCTATCGGTGCGGCGGTTATTGGCCTGGTATCGGCTCAGAAGCACATCAATCGGGAAAGCATCATTGATGAACTAGTGCGATTAGGAAAACAGAAAGTGGATGGTGTTGAAGATGAGGCGTTTGTTAAGGCGGCGGAACTGGTGAGGAAAGGGCAGTAAAAACCCGGCGCGGTGGCCGGGTTAATCATCGAATATTTCTAAAAATAACAAGTGGTGTCATACCATATGAATTGCTACTTCGCCCGGCCAATTCCCTTATCCCAGACAGCATGCCGTGAATGCCGTCTTTCATTGGGTTGGGCTCAAAAGACAAAGTATCCGTCTCATCTTCTTCGGACTCGGGAAGTGCGTCAATGAAGCCAATCACATACCACTCGCCTGGTAGGCTCGATCCATACTTCAGAACCATATCATCTGGATTAATCGTCAAGTAGTCACGATTTATGGTCATCCAAATTGTTTGGCCTGCTTCGTTTATGAAATCAACCTGCAAAGTGTTTGGAACGATATTTAAAACCTCTTTCATCATCCCAAAGGTTACAGCAGGGGCAATAAATTGATCCTCAACATTAAAGTTGGATTTTTTGGCCTTCGGTGGCAGCTTTGGCTGCTCCATTTCCATCATCTTAGCTATAAATGGAACGCTTTTTTGGAGGACTGAAATATCAAAAATCCTCATTTTCCCCTTACACAGCACAGTACTTCCTAATCGCTCTCCATTGAGGTCTGTTCTTATCAGGTCGTTTTCATCAAGCTTATCAAGCAGATTGATTGGGAGTGTCCAGGAAGCATCAAAACTTTTTTCTTGAGTCTGGTTTATGGTTTCTTCAACCCCAGTTTTGGCCTTGACGATCTTTAAGTCAAACCCCGCATCGGACATCGATTTATCAATTTCTGCGGTTATATGCTTAATGGACGTTACGACACCTGGGCCATGCATCTGGGCTAGAAGTGAAGATGCGCGCTGATTATCGACATAAAGAAAATCATACAGTGAATCGGTGCTTTGTTGCTCTTGCTCCATTGTGCCATTCCTCTTTAGCTCTTTCTTTTTTTTCAGCAATTTTCCGTTGCTTTTCATCTATTTCATCAAAAAACTGAATAAGCTCATCCGCGACCTCGTTAGGCACGCTTGGCTTTGCTTGCTTCAATAATTTTTTAAGCATGATGAACTCCCTAAGAGAACTGACAGCTTAAATTATGTTCTCTTTGCGTTGTTAAAGCAACTTTCTACTAATCAAGCAGGAGCCGCATAAAGCACTCCATCGCCCAAGCGTCCCGTCAGGCTACTGCCTTACCCATGCTTCCTATACGTCTGCGGCTTAGACCAGTCGAAGTTTCGTTTCTACAGCAACCCCAATAATTCGGCAGTTTCCGTTAATAGGCACCAGTGGCCACTGAGGGTTCAGTCCCTTTAGATACATCTGGCCGCCGTCGATAACCAACTTCTTGAAGGTGGCTTCGTTAGAATCAGACAGCTTGGCGATTACAAGGCTTCCGTTAATAGCTTCACGGCCTGTGTCGAACAGTACGAACGTTCCTTCCGGGATGCTAAGTCCTGCCGGTGCGGTCATGGAATCGCCATCAACCAGCAACCAGAAAGCATCACCCTGGATATGGGCGTTAGATTCAAGCCAGAGGTCAATGTCTTTGAGAGTATAAGGCTCGACAGCCTCACACCATGACCCCGCCTGAACGCTACTCAATACAGGATACTTGTTACCGGCAACGTATGGGCCAATGTATGCGACATCACCCTTAAGATTCTCATCGATGATCATACCGCCAGCACCAACCGAAAAATTCTCTTTGCCAAGATAGCGAAGGATTTTGGCTATCTCCTCAAGGCTAGGCTCGCGGCGAGCGTTAAGCCAATGGCTAACTGCCCCTTTCGTGATACCGAGGTGTTCTGCCAGCTCTTCCTGGTTTTTGCCCTGACTTTTCATCAGAGACTTGGCTAAGTCGTACCATTTCATCGTCATACCCGAATGATACAAGTTGTATATTTTTGTTCGAGACACAAAATGTATATTTATCTTGCGAGCAAAGAATACAATATGTATATTTGATGTGTTTAGAGGAGAACCTACATGAACAACCTTAGCAAGATTCGCCGACTCACCGGTCTGACACAGCGTCAGATGGCAAATGAGCTGAATCTGACAACTGGCGCAATCTGCCATTACGAAAACGGGAAGCGCAATCTCAGTATCGAGCAATGCCGGGCAATCGTCGCTGCACTGAACAAGCATGGTGCAGCTGTGAGCGTTGATGACGTATTCCCACCACATAAAGCTACAGCCGCTTAACGGCGGCATTTCACACAAGGAGCACGCCGTGCAATCACTAGCTTTAACCAACAATACCAGGCTTTACCCGACGCCGATGATAAATCGCGCTCAACAAAAACAAGAAGATAGTCACGATTCCATTCGCGAAGCTGTCCGGGCGTGGTCGGCGGTTGCCGGTCAGGACGTAGCATCGGCATTCATCGTTGAAGAATGGCGCCAGCAGGGTGGGGAAGGCATCGAGTTTCCTGAAGACCACAGCCGCGCCCGTCAGAAGCTGTTTCGTTTCCTGGATAACCGTTTCGACTCTGAGCAGTACCGCGAGAACGTTCGCCAGCTAGCACCGGCAATCCTGGCTGTTCTGCCGCTGGAGTTCAGAGGCCGACTGGTCGGGCAGGATTGTTTCATGTCTCGTCTGGCAGATGCAGAACGCGAGGTGGCGGAAGCGAAGCAGGCGGTCATGCTCAATGCGCCAGAGCATCAGAAGCTGAAAGAAGTAAGCGAGGGTATTACTGCGTTGTTCAGGCTAATGCCGGACCAGGCAGGTCCACTGATGGCAATGGTTACAACCATGCTGGGGGCAATGTGACGGGTTCAAAAATGGCGAAAGCCACTCTGCTCGAACAGAAGTGGCTCTCAGGTGCAAATACGGCAGTAATTGCAGGAGGAATAATGGCAAATAAACCACGTCATTACCAGACCGCAGTACACAAAAACATTACACGCGATCGCTTCATCCGTTCGGTTAGTCCATCGGTTGGCTCAAAGCTGCGCGCAATCCTGGAAGAGCTGAAACGTAAGGAGAGTGATCGTGGGTAACTTAGCTTCAGTAACACCAATCAGGCCGTCTCTGGCGATCGTGGAGCGTCAGGTGGCAGATCTTGATGACGGATATACCCGCATCGCAAACGAGCTGCTGGAAGCTGTTATGGCTGCTGATTTAACGGCACGCCAGCTGAAGGTTGTTCTGGCGGTGATCCGCAAAACCTACGGGTTCGGCAAGAAGTTCGACCGTATCACTAACACTCAGATTGCCATGATGACCGGTATCCACCATACCCATGTTTGCAAGGCCAAGAACGAGATGATCGCAATGAACATCATCGTAACCAATGGTCTGGCGATCGGCATCAACAAGGTGGTCTCTGAGTGGGATTTTGAGATTAGCCAAGTTAGCGAATCATTAGCCAAAGTAGCTAATAAAACATTAGCCAACTTAGCTAATACCCATAAGCCAACTCAGCTAAACACAAAAGAAACTATTCAAAAGAAAGAAAGAAAAGAACACACACAGTCATCTGGCGATGACCGCGAGCCGGTTAAACCTGCAAAGCGAAAATCCGTCCAGATCAACTACGGGGAATATCTCGAAGCCTACAACGAAATTGTTGGTGAGCGACTTCCCCACGCAGTCGAGGCCAATACCGAGCGCCAGCGTAAACTCCGTACGCTAATCAACTCCCTGGCGACCAAGAACATTGATGGCTTCCGCGCTTACGTCAAAGCGTTCATGACGGCTGCCAGACCGTTCCACTTCGGCGACAACGACCGCGACTGGGTAGCGAATTTTGATTATCTGCTGCGGCCGAAAGTGCTGGTAGCCATCCGCGAGGGAACGCTATGAGACAGGATATCGAAGCCAGTGTGATCGGCGGTCTGCTGCTTGGCGGCCTGACCCCGGCGGCAAGTGATGTTCTCGCCCGAATGGAGCCTGCCGTATTCACGATCCCGTTATACCGGAAAGCTTTTGAAGTTATCCGCAAACAGGCCAGAAACCGTAACCTGATTGACGCCCTGATGGTGTCTGAGGAATGCGGCGAAGAACATGCGACAGACGTTCTGATGACCTCCCGTTCATGCCCAAGCGCAGCAAACCTCACTGGGTACGCTGAGATGCTCGCTGAGCAGCACCAGAAACGCCTGTTCCTTGGCGCACTAGACGAGATGCGAGGGCAGGTTAGTGACGGCACGCTGGATGCGTCTGGTGAAGCGATGGATGAACTGATCCGCCGCCTGGGCGTTATCCGTAAACCAAAAGGCCAGATTAAACCGGTGCTGATTGGCGACGTGATGGACGACTACGCCGAAACACTGGAGAACCGCCTACGTCATGGCGATGAATCCGACACGCTGAAAACAGGGATTTACGAGCTCGATGCAATCACTGGCGGTATGAACCCTCAGGACCTGGTAATCGTTGCCGCACGTCCGGGCATGGGCAAAACAGAATTCGCCCTCAAGGTTGCGGAAGGGGTAGCGAGTAGCGCCATGCCGGGTTCATCTGTTCGCCGTGGCGTGCTGATTTTTAGTATGGAGATGAGCAACCTTCAGATCGTCGAGCGCAGCATTGCCGGACGCGGGAACATGTCGGTTAGCGTTCTGCGTAACCCGGCAAAGATGGACAACGAAGGGTGGGCGCGGGTAGCTGATGGGATAGGGCATTTGCAGGGGCTTGATATCTGGATGGTAGACGCCTCAAAGCTGACGGTCGAAGAAATCCGCAGCATGTCAGAGCGCCAGAAGCAGGAGTATCCGCACCTGTCTCTGATTATGGTCGATTACCTTGGCCTGATTGAAAAGCCAAAGGCAGACCGTAACGACCTGGCGATCGCCCACATATCCGGAAGCCTGAAGGCAATGGCGAAGACCCTCAAAACGCCGGTTATCTCACTGAGCCAGCTCTCTCGCGACGTTGAGAAGCGCCCAAACAAGCGTCCTACGAATGCTGACCTGCGCGACTCTGGAAGCATTGAGCAGGACGCTGACAGCATCATCATGCTCTACCGAGAGGCTGTTTACGACGAGCACAGCCCGGCAGCGAAATACGCAGAAATCATCGTCACCAAAAACAGATTCGGATCCCTCGGCACCGTTTACCAGCGTTTCATCAATGGTCATTTCCATGACTGTGACCAGGATGAAGCACGCCAGGCATCAACTACCAAATCAGCATCGCAGAAGCGCTACGCGAAAGGAGCCAACGTATGACCATGACAATCGAACAAATCACAGCTGCGTATCCGAACGTAGCGAAACTGGAATCACAGGCAGGGCGTGAGTTGCTGGCGGCGATGATGGAGCAGATGAGTAAGCTGGCTGCGGAGAATGCGGGGATAAAATCTAACCTGATGTTCTGGGATGCTGAAGACCCGGAATCGCCGTATGACACGCCAGAGGAAGTTGCTCAGACGCGCTCACTCAACTACGGCGATGAGTTTGTTGTTCAGGTTGCCGCTAAGCTGCCGAACCGCACCTATCGAGTTCTGGAGGATTGGGATTGCGATTGCAAAGTTGCTTTGGTCGATGGTGCTGAAGTCGAAACCCCGGCCACCGATCGCTTTATCGCAGATGTGAAGGCGCAGGGTGTGAATGCTCTGGCACTTCGTCGAAGAACGGCAGCGAAAATTGCTGGCGAAAATGGTCATGAAATCACTGCTCGCGATCTTGAGGGTGAAGCGATTCGCGCTGAAATGTTTGCCGCTGAACTGCGCGGGGAGGAAAAGGCATGAGCAACTCAATAATTGATTGTTGGTGCAAGAAGTACATTTTGTGTAGAGGTTGCAAATTCATTGGTAACGAATGCGTTGTTCGGGATGGCGAGACTGGGAACAACAGCAAATTCTATGATCGAATGACTGTGCTCGTAAATGCAGAATTATCAAAGAAAAACGAGGCGGCAGCATGAGCACTGTAACTTTCGTTGTTGATTTTGAAGATAACAAAGAGCCAGTAGTCCATTCCTGCATGAGTATTCTTGGAGGAAAACTGCGTGCCGTGGCATGGCGTGACGTTCTTGATTCATCTGCTGTTGCTGATGGCCTGTCAGACCCAAACCAAACATCGGGCAGCGGGACCACACCAATGACCAAAGAGGCGCTTGCTCATCTACGCAGGGCCGCTGCTGCTTATCAAGAAACGTTAGCTGCGCACCAACAAAACCCACGCGACGCCTCTGCGCTTGAAGCCTGGGATAATGCTACGAACGAGTTTGCGCGGCTAATCAATAACGATGAAATTAACATCATCGCTGCGCTGCTGGATGCGCTGGAAGCCAAAGATAAGCGCATTGCTGAACTGAAGCGACAGTGGGAATTTCGCTCACCAACACCTGACGCTTACGAAGCTGCATGTAAAGCGCTTGAAAATCACCGGCAGCGCGCGGACGAGGCGGAAAAACAGATTGAAGAACTGCAATCCCGCGCCGAATCCGCAGAGCAGCGAGTGGCTGAATTTGAAGTGAAAGCATTCAACCCCGCATTGCTGGATGTTGTAGCCGAACGCCGGCGCCAAAAATCCGTTGAGGGCTGGACGCCTGAGCATGATGACGTATACCAAAATAGCGAATTGGCTGATGCGGCAGCTTGCTACGCAATTCACGCTCACAATCAAGGGTTCTCCACTCCGGCACACTGGCCGTGGTCACCGGATTGGTGGAAGCAATCAGGTGCCCGTAGAGACTTGGTTAAATCCGGGGCGCTTGTCTTGGCTGAAATCGAACGATTAGACCGCGCCGCTGGCATCACCCTACAGAAGGGAGGTGAGAATGTCTCAAGTCAAAAATCGTGAAGGGATGATGATTGAGTTACCAGAACCAACCACCATTTTTCCGAGAGTGGAGTTGTCTGATGGTCGCTATTCGAAGCCTAAGAACAAAATTACAAAGGCACAGCGCGCAGAGTTGAGAATGAAATTCGGTGGTCGCTGCGCTTACTGCGGCTGCGAGTTGCCAGAAAAAGGCTGGCACGCCGATCACGTTGAACCGGTTCGCCGGGATTTTGAGTTCGTTCGGGCTCCTGCGGGTTCTGTCTCATCTGTCGTCGCGCGCAGCACTGGAAAAGTGATGCATCCAGAACTGCACGCTATCGATAATCTGTATCCCGCCTGCGCGCCATGCAATCTGTTTAAATCGGCATTCAGCGTGGAAATGATGCGGAAAGAAATCTCTAAGCAGGCAGAGCGAGCCAGAGCATACAGCGTGAACTTCCGCACCGCAGAGCGCTTTGGAATCGTTGCGGTTATCGAAAAGCCTGTGGTGTTCTGGTTTGAGCAGTATCAGGGAGGTGAGTGATATGGCTAACCTCCAGCTCGCAGTAAACGGCGAATACTTCGACGCAATGAAGCGCGGCGAGAAAACGGAAGAGTACCGCCTGCATAACAAATACTGGATGAAGCGTCTCCTGAATCTGAAAGAGCCTGGGCAAATCGGTCGCAAATATGACCGCCTGATAATCACCCGTGGCTATCCGCGCAAAGACGATGCCAGCCGCAGGATTGATATTCCATACGCTGGATGGACGGTTAAAACAATCACGCACCCGCACTTCGGCCCGGAGCCAGTGAAGGTGTTTGCTATCAAGGTGAATATTCAATGACCACAATAACCAAAGAATGACTTCAATAAGTAATTGAGGACAAAAATTCATTTGCCTGTCTATGACCCCTGTTGGATATTATCAATGGGGATATTTGAGGAATGATAATGAATTGGGAATTTGCAAATCCAGCCTGGAACGTATTGATTGCGTTGGTTTCTGCGGCTACGGCAATAGCTTCAGCATTCGCGGCTTTTGCTAGCAGAAAAACCTCAGAGAAGACGTTGCAACTACAAGAGCGGCAGTATCTATTCGAATCACTCAAAGCCTGCGCGGAGAGGGCTAATGAATATGCAAAGGGGAAGCGTGGCGCTGAGTGGGGTGTGAATGATGCCGCTAATATTATCAGAAGCTTAGGCTTGGCAATTGAAGCCATAAAAAATAGCAGCCAATTGAAAGAAGCCATAGATGTAGGCCAACTCAAAAAATATTTCATGACTTTGTTATGCATGGAGTTGTTTGAGGAAGTCCATAACGGAGATGCGCCCGATGCGGTATTTCAAAAAACAGAACCAACACGTATTGCAGACGATGTCTGGAGGCAGTGGCGTGAAGTCGTGGAGTTCTTTGATATATGGGATTACAGCATCGCCACGGATGAAGATTTAGAAGACTAAGCACACCCGAATTGATTTTCCATAATCAACTGTCCATAATCGCAGTGTCAGCCTGAACAACTGACACTGCATCCGGCGCTTTAACGGGGACGTTAAAGTGCAAAAGACAAATAGAGCATCATATAACCCTTCACCGATGGCTAACGTCACCGGCGATTTCTTGCATTCAGCGTTTAGCCTCTCAGGAGGTGACGCGTGAACCGATACCTCCTCCGAAATCCCACCATACGGGATAACGCCATCAATGCTATCCGAAACCTGCCCACTGACATTCACAGGCCGCTCGTCATTGAGATTAAAGAGCTAACCCGTAGCCTTGACCAAAATTCGAAGCTTTGGGCTGTCCTGGGAGACGTGAGCCGCCAGGTTGAATGGCATGGCCGAAAGCTCACCTCTGAATCGTGGAAGCATATTTTCACCGCAGCCCTCATCAAGCAGGACGTGGTGCCTAATCTGTCAGGAGACGGCTTCGTTGTTCTGGGCCAGTCAACCAGCAAGATGACCGTCCGCCAGATGAGAGACCTCATCGAGTTGATTCACGCCTTTGGTGCTGAGCGCGCTGTCATCTGGGGCGATGAATCCCGCCTGGCTATGGAATGGGCTTCTCGCTTCGGAGGTGCCCGTGGCTAACCCCCTCGCTCGTGTCATCACCAATCACATCTTCAAAGTACCGGCGCGCGGCAAACGCAAGCCAGAGCTCAAGCCGTCCGACATCCCAACTCTAAAGGACTACACCGCTCGCCTGGTTGATCAGAAATGGCTGCGCCTTGCAGCGAGGAGAAATCATGCCTGATTTACGTAAAGCAGCGCGCGGACGTGAATGCCAGGTGCGCATCCCAGGTGTGTGCAACGGCAATCCTGAAACGTCAGTGCTGGCCCATATCCGACTGCCAGGCCTGTGCGGTACCGGAATCAAACCGCCAGACCTGATAGCCACCATCGCATGCAGCAACTGTCACGACGAGATTGATCGCCGTACTCGCCTAGTGGATGCGGAGTATGCAAAGGAGTGCGCGCTTGAAGGCATGGCCCGCACACAGGTTATCTGGCTGAAAGAAGGAAAGGTGAAGACATGAATACCTACAACATCACGCTGCCATACCCGCCTAGCAACAACCGCTATTACCGCCACAACCGTGGTCGCACGCACATCAGCACCGAAGGTCAGGCCTACCGCGACAGTGTAGCCCAAATCATCAAGGACTCGTTGCTGAATATCGGCTTGGCTGTGCCGGTAAAAATCCGTATCGAGTGCCACATGCCTGATCGCCGCCGCCGCGACCTGGACAACCTGCAAAAGGCAGCTTTCGACGCTCTGACAAAGTCCGGTTTCTGGCTTGATGACCAGCAGGTCGATTACTACAGCGTGAAGAGAATGCCGATTGTCAAAGGCGGGAAGCTTGAGCTGACCATCACCGAACTGGAGGCAGCGTGAAACCAGAACTCATCGAATCGCTTCGTCAGCGTTGGCAAAGCCTTCGTATTTACCGCCGATCTGGCTCGGTGCTGGTGGACTATCGGATCCTCAAGAACCTCATTCGCATTTACAAGAGAGCAGGAGCAGCAGCATGAATACTCAATATCTGGAATTTGTACGCCAGCAGCTGATTCTTGCGACTGCCGATCTGAGTGGGTCCACTAAGGGCCAGTTGGTAGCCTTTGCCGAGAACGCTCAATTCACTGCAACAGCGCGCAGCCGTGGACGCAAGAAAATAGCCGACCCGGTCACCGGCCGCATGGTTAATCCGTCCAGCCCTCCGATCCACGGGAGTCAGTCACGCGCTAAAGGTTCACATATACCCCTGGTGAATCATGTCGAGTACTGCACCGCGTCATGGCGGCGCGCTGTACTGTCTCTGGAGGAACACCAGAAAGCATGGCTGCTGTGGAACTACAGCGAGAACATCCGTTTCGAATATCAGGTGGCGATCACTCAGTGGGCATGGGCAGAATTCAAAGGTCATCTCGGCGCGAAGAGGGTGGCTGGCAAGACGATGGATCGGCTCAAGGCGTTAATCTGGCTGGCCGCGCAGGATGTGAAAGCGGAGCTGGCGGTGAAGGATGTCCACGAATACCAGAAGCTGGCGGAACTGGTAGGCGTGGCGAAATCCACCTGGACAGAGACATATCTGCCTCACTGGCTGGCAATGCGTAACAGCTTTAAGCGGCTCGATAGTAGTGCGCTTATCTCGGTAACGCGATCACGTTCACAACAAAAGTCGACAAATTGTCAGCCAAATATTGCAAAACCGAACTGAAACGCATATATTTCATGTAAATCTGATATCGTCGCCATAGCTTCGATAGTCGACCAAATTTAGAGCCTCGCAATCTGCGGGGCTTTTTTATGCCTTGATATTATTCGGCTCATGAATTAACAAAATGTGAGCCGATTATAAGAGCCATTCGGCTCAAGCCTTACCATCATATTGCCCGCCGCGCCGCGGGCTTTTCTATTTTCAGGCTCCGGGAAACATCCTCGATACGCTTTGTTGTTAATTCAGCCCGAGAGCCTGAACCCTACACACAGCTCCCGCATCTACGCGAGGAGAACGAGATGATCCGATATATGCCAGACAAAATTGCATCCGCAATCTCGTATTGCGTGTCCGGCAGTCTTATTTGTGGAGGCGGCATTTTGCAATGGTTGCACGACCTCGACTGGAACAAGGTAGCGGTAATTGGTGGTTTTCTTATTGGTATCGCCACTTACCTGACGAACCTTTACTTCAAAAGACGGCAGACAAAAGCATACGAGCGAGCATTACGCCGGGGGTACATACCTCAACCACCACAGGATAGTTAGCATGGCAATGTCACCAGCATTCAGAAAAAGTGTCATCGCTGCTGCTGGCGGCGGTGCGATAGCGATAGCCTCCGCGCTCATCACTGGGCCAAATGGCACTGATGGGCTGGAGGGGGTGAAGTACAAGCCTTACAAGGACGTGGTAGGAATCTGGACCGTTTGCTACGGCCACACTGGCAGAGACATCATGCTCGGGAAAACATACACAGAGCCAGAGTGCAAGGCGCTACTGAATGCAGACCTGAACACTGTTGCCAGGCAGATTGACCCATATATCAAAGTTGAAATCCCTGACAGCATGCGCGGTGCTATGTACTCGTTTGTGTATAACGTCGGTGCTGGCAACTTCAAGACATCCACGCTTCTGAAGAAGATTAACCAGGGCGATGAGAAGGGCGCTTGTGACCAGCTTCGTCGTTGGACATATGCAGGCGGGAAGGAGTGGAAAGGACTGGTTACTCGGCGCGAGATTGAGCGTGAAGTTTGCCTGTGGGGAGAGAAACCTCAGAAAGCAGACGATGGATTCGGTCCGCTTAACCCTGGTACACCGCTATCAGCACCAGGAGTGTTTTGATGGGAAAGGTAATTACCGCCATTGGAGCGATACTGGTCGGCCTGCTGGTCGCTGCGACTCTGGTGGCGAATCACTACCGCGACAACGCCACCGAGTACAAAAAGCAGCGTGACGATAAGGCTCACGAACTCGGACTGGCGAACGCCACCATCAATGATATGCAGACCCGGCAGCGTGACGTTGCTGCTCTGGATGCCAAATACACGAAGGAACTAGCTGATGCCAAAGCTCAGAACGATACTCTTCAGCGCAAGCTTGATAATGGTGGCCGGGTGCTCGTCAAAGGCAAGTGTCCAGTGTCAGCCTCAACCCAAACCACCGGCACCGCCAGCATGGGCAATGATGCCACCATCGAACTCTCTGACGTTGCTGGACGAAACGTTCTCGGTATTAGATCCGGAATCATCAGCGATCAAACATCCCTGAGAGCGCTACAGGAATACATCAGTGCTCAGTGCCTGAAGTAATTCGTCACCCTGATTAACAGAGCCTGACTTCGGTCGGGCTTTTTTTCATCCAAATTTTGTCTTGTGAGGATCAATTTCAAACTCTCACGCCAAATCCTCAACATATCCACACCGCGCACCGAATGCGCATCAACAACACCGGATCTGTACCTGTGAAATGAGCCCTTGGGAGCGCCAGTTTAGTGCTGGCGAGCCTTCGGTGGGCTGGCGTTTCATTCGGCAAGGGTTCATCTCACAAGTAAGGTAAACGCAATGAAAGATTTACAAACAATGCCTGAGTTTGATTTCCGTCAACTGGTGACAACCGCGGACGGTGAGCCAGTGACAGATACTTTCCAAATCGCCAAAGCATTCGGCAAGCGCCATCAGCATGTAATCCGGGCTATCGAAAGTCTCCAATGTTCCCGTGAGTTCTCGACGGCCCACTTTTGGGTCTTCGAGAAAATCAATGAGTTAGGTATTTTTGATAAAAAACAAAAGTACTATCGTCTCGACTTCAGTGGGTTTGTGATGGTGGTAATGGGCTTTAATGGCCCAGCCGCAGCACGCGTTAAAGAAGCGTACATCAACGCCTTTAATTGGATGACCGCAGAGCTTCGTAAGTACAGCGAAAGCTACGAAGCCGAACGCAACGCCGTGATGCTGGAATACATGAAGGAGAAGGATGTTGCCAGCATGTCTGGAAGGCTCCTGAATCGCTGGGGTAGAGTGAAGAAACCACAACTTCTCGCCAGAATCGAACGGATTGAGCAGCAGGGGCAAATTATGCTCCCCGGCTTGCCAAAGTGACCATTACAAAGCTCATCTGCGGGTGGGCTTGATAATGTCTTCACTTGCGTTATGTGTTTATGTAATCTTCAACCACCATTTATACAAGGGAGGTTGTATGACTGTTCGAGATCACAATAGAGAGCTAATAGCTGCATTCTTGGCAGATGGGCGTGGAGGGGATGCCAGCACAGCAGAATTCTTCTTTAACGATAAAGTTGTCAGTGGGATTGATGCCGCGTTAGATTTGCTGGGGGATGATTATAAAATCCATAGCATGGATAGGAAGACTATCAATAATAATATTCATGCCTATCGCCTTCACACCGAGCCAGATATTAAAAAAACTGTATAAAAACCAGCCGCCTCCGGGCGGTTTTTTATTGCCATCACCATGGGCAGACCCATCGTAATGGCGTAACCAAAAGGGCAACACGATGTCCGACATCTACCAAATCACCCTCACTACTCAAACCGGCGAAACCTTCACGGGCAAGATGTCACGACGTCAGCCTGAGCTGGTTAACGGATTTGTGCCGCTGGCGACCGAAGCGGGAGAGTGGCTGTTTTTCGCTCCTGCTGATGTGAAGCGCGTTCAGTTCACGCCAGTACCTGTTGAGGAAGAAACCAATAGCGACGTGCAGACTGTCAGTTGAAATCAAAAGCAGGTGGTGGCTTCCAATCTACATCAGGACGCTGACACTGTTATGCCTGATGATGCGGTGCGAGCCAGATTACCGAAAGGTGGCTGAGTTCATCATTAAGCATGGCATTAGCCAGAGGGTGAAATCGGAGCCCGCAGAACAAACAACGGAGTAATGAATGAGCAAACCGGACTGGGAGGCTATCGAAACGGCTTACCTTGAAGCAGGAATGCCAGAATTGCTGTATAGCCACTTCAAGAAAAGCGGCGAAGCGTTTCTATCCGGCGTCGTTAAAGTTCTCCTTGCTAGCCGATCAGCGCACATCAAACTATTCGATAATCAGGTGTCACCAATAATTCGTGCTGAAGCTGAGTTTCCCGTCCCGAGAGGGAGAGTCGACTTCTTTCTAGTGCATGATGATGGGTCAGCGAGCGTCTGCGAGTTAAAAGATGGCCGCAACGGTTTGCAACCTGTTCTGGCTGGTATCGGTCAGGTTATCTGCTATTCCGTACAGGTTGGAATGTCTAATGCTGGGCTTAGAAACATCCGCAAAGTACTAATGTTCTCGCGTACCAACTCCATTTCTGATGACGCATTAATTGTCGACGCCTGCTTGAAAGCTGATGTTATTCCAATCCCAATTGGAAGCGAAGACGAGCACAAAGAAGCCGCGGTAAGCTTCATTAAAAATTACAGGAAATAACCACCATGGCACTCACCGACAAGCAAGAAATGTTCTGTCGCGAGTACCTCATCGATTTAAACGCCACGCAAGCGGCTATTCGGGCGGGGTACAGCGAAAAGACCGCCCGCGCGTTAGGTTGCGAAAACTTAACGAAACCTGACATTCAAAACAGGATTTCAGAATTGAAAGCTGAACGCAATGAGGCTGTATCTATCAATGCCGAATATGTGCTTCAGCGCTTAGTTGATATCGACCAGATGGATGTGCTCGACATTCTGACCGGCACCGGCGAGTTAAAGCCCATAGCAGACTGGCCTAAAACATGGCGCACAACGCTATCCGGGCTGGAAGTCATGGAAATGGCATCCGAAGGCAATACAACCGCGCTGCTGAAGAAAATCAAATGGCCTGACAAGGTTAAGAACCTTGAGTTGCTCGGTAAGCACATCAGTGTGCAAGCGTTCAAAGAGCAGATCGAGCAGAAAGTCACGGCAACTCACAACATCATGCCAGTACCGTCATGCACAAACGCAGATGACTGGGAGAAAGCGGCACAACAGCAGCAGAGCGAGGTTTTAGGTGGATGAATTACAAAGCCGTCTGGAAACCTTTGCCGGGATCGCAGTCACTGTCCCTGAGTTGCCCGTGCAACGAGATACTGTATGAAGGTACGCGCGGTCCGGGCAAGACCGCTGCGCAGTTAGCTCGCTTTCGTCGTAACGTCGGCGTGGGCTACGGTTCTTTCTGGCGCGGCGTGATTTTCGATACCGAGTATAAAAACCTCACTGACATCATCACGCAGTCAAAGCGTATGTATCGGCTGTTCAATGATGGCGCTCGCTATCTGGCTTCGGCATCAGAACTGCGCTGGGTGTGGCCCACTGGCGAAGAGTTACTTTTCCGCTTCGGCAAAGAAGAAAGCGACTATTGGGATTATCATGGCCAGGAGTTCCCGTTCATCGGGTTCAACGAACTGACCAAGCAGCAGTCTCCTGAATTCTACGAGATGATGTTCTCGTGCCGTCGCTCGTCATTTCGCCCGGAAGATTACCCGCTGGAAGATGGTTCGATAATCAGGCCGATCCCCCTGGAAACATTCAGCACGACCAACCCATTCGGCATCGGCCATACATGGGTTAAGAAACGTTTCATTGAGCCAGCACCGCGCGGAACCATCATTCGGGAAACGCAGAAGGTGTTTAACCCGCAGACAGAGCGTGAAGAAGATGTGACGCTAACCCGCGTTGCCATTCATGGCTCATTCAAAGAAAACCCGTATCTCGACCCGCAGTACATCGCAACATTGATGTCTATCAAAGACCCCAACCGCCGCAAGGCATGGGTTGAAGGTTCTTGGGATGTGACCAGCGGAGGGCGTTTTGACCATCTGTGGAATGAAGCGCTGCACGTTATCAAGCCGTTTCGCATACCGGATAGCTGGACGGTCGACCGTTCTCACGACTGGGGCGAGTCGAAGCCGTTCTCTAATCTGTGGTGGGCGCAATCTGACGGCACCGAAGCGACGCTTTCAGACGGGCGCAAGTTCTGTCCGCCAACAGGTTCATTGATTCTGATTGGTGAGTGGTATGGCTGCCCACCTGAAGAACTGAATAAGGGTCTGAATATGTCATCCACGAACGTTGCGAAAGGCGTTGCGTGGGTTGATAAGCGACTGGCAGGCGAAGAAGTAGACGAACCTGAGGAAACGCAAGGCAAAGGGCAAATGCACATCGTTCCCGGCATATGCAGCAACGTCGCCCCCGGCCCTGCTGACGGCGCGATATACAACACTGGCGACAACGAACTATCCATTGCGCAGAAGATGGAAGCGCAAGGTGTTGAGTGGGTGGCAGCTGATAAGAAACCCGGCTCACGTATCAACGGCGCATCGTTGTTCGCTGACATGCTTGAGGCGGTGGTCGAGGGCAAGAAAACTGAATCAGGTATGCCTGAGAAACCTGCTTTCTACGTCATGGAGCATTGCAGGGGCTGGATAAGCCGTATTCCGGTGCTCGTGCGTGACGACAAGAAGCCTGATGACGTAGACACCACTCAGGAAGATCACGACTTCGACGCCACTCGCTACCGTGTCCTGCATTCACCATTCAAGCCGCTTACACACACGTCTATTACATTCAGAAGATAAGAGACTATGGCAAATTATGATATTCCTCGCGCTGAATACGTGAGGGCGCTTCCTTCATGGCAATTGGTGAAGGATTGTGTGGCCGGGAGTCGGGCTGTAAAACATCGCAAAGAGAAATACCTTCCGAAACCAGATCCGACCAACAAAAGCGCAGAAAACGAAGCTCGTTATCAGGCTCTTCTCAAGCGAGCGATGTACCTCAATTTTACCGGGCGCACCGAGCAGGGGCTGATTGGCACTATGTTCAGGAAGACCGCTGAGCTTAATTTGCCTGATGCAGTGTATTACCTGAAAGACAATGCAACCGGCAACGGGATGTCGCTTGAGCAGCTATCGAAACGCGCAGTGAGTGAATGTCTGGAAACAGGGCGCGGCGGATTCCTTGTCGATTACCCGGTTGTTCGTGATTCAACTGAGGGAGTGCAAAGCAAGCCAGCATCAGACGGTCGTTCTGCAAACATCCTGTTTTACGATGCCCTGTCTATCATCGACTGGGAGACTGAAGCGGTCGATGGCGTGGAACAACTGGTGTATGTGAATCTTCAGGAGTGCATCAGCACATTTGACCCTCAGAGCTATACCAAGACCGATGTTAGGCAAAGCCGAATCCTCGTTATGGTTGATGGTGAATATCACCAGCGTATTTATCGTGACGGCACCCAGGTAAGCGACAGCGTCCCGACAGACTTCAACGGCAACGCATTCGGCCACATCACTTTTTGGTTTTTTGGGGCTGAAACCAATACGCCAGACATTGATAAGGCCCCACTGGAAGATTTGGCAGATGTAAACATTTTGCACTACGGAAACAGTGCGACGGTTGAAGAGTCAGGATTTATCAGCAGCCAGCCAACGCTATTCTTTACGACCGACATCGACCAGGCAGAGTTTGCCAAATGGAACCCCAATGGTATTCAGGTTGGTTCCACTACTGGCTACAGCCTTGGGAAAACCGGTACAGCGGTCCTCGTGCAGGCAGAAGCGGGGCAACTGTCCCGTACGCTGATGCAGGACAAAGAAAACCAGATGCTGATGATTGGTGCTCGCATCGTGCAGCAAGGCGGAGCAAATGAAACTGCAGAGGCGGCACGAATCAGGCACGGTTCCGACAACTCGATACTGTCCACTATCGCCGGGAATGTTTCGGAAGCTCTGATGATGGCTGTTCTCGATGCGGAGCGCTTCAAAATGCCAGAGACTCTCCCGGATGAAACGACTTTCTGGCTACCTCAAGAATATTTCGATGAGGTGATGGATGCACAGATGATCCTCGCGCAGGTCCAGTTGTGGCAACAGGGGATTATCGCTAAATCCGACCTCAGAGTTAACCTCCGTCAGGCTGCGATTCTTGAGTCTGATCGCACTGATAAAGATATTGATGCGGATTTAGAAAAAGAGCCTCCCGTTGATTTCACTGGTGAGGGCGTGACGAATACTGATAAGGCGGCGTAACCATGAGTTCAGAAGGTTTCGCTACCGATACAGCGACACGTCACCAGGTATATGTGCAGCGCTTCGGCTCAGGGCAGACTAATAAGGCAGTGAAGTTGATCCGTAAGGCTATCGCCAGCGCGAAGGATACGGTCAGGGCTGGCCTTAGTCAGTACGCAACTGCACGCTATAACCGTCAAATTGAAACGTTACGGAAAGACCTACAAGCCATCTACGGCGATATGTCGGAGCAACAGCAGCTTGATATGGGTGAATTTGCTCAGTACGAATACGCGTTCAACTCTCGTTTTCTTGGTCAGATGGTCAAGGCGACGGTTAAGTTTAATGAGCCGTCAGCTGAAACCATCGCGGCCTCTGTTCTGGCTGAGCCACTGGAATTGCTTATTGGTTCAGGTAAACAACGGATAACCATTGCTGGAGCACTGTCGCAGTTTGGCACCAAAAAAACTGCCGACATCCTGAGTGAGATAGCGATAGGGCAATCTCTCGGTGAGACTCAGCGCCAAATCGTCAGGCGGTTAACCTCAGTAGGCGTGAAACAGGAAGAGCAGGCCGGATCACTGGTCAGCACCATCACTAATCACGTCTCAGCCACTGCCAGAGATAAATCACTTCAGGACAATGACGACATCCTCAAGGGAAAGCAGGACATCGCCACGCTTGACGGAAGAACAACGCCATATTGTCGAAGTATTGACCATCGTATTGTGCCGCTTAATGGGCCGTCACCGCCGTATCACTGGCGCTGTCGTACCACGCAAATACCTGTGCTGAAAGATGAGTATGCCAGAGAAATCCCCGGCTCTGTTCGTCCCGCTGTTGGGCCTGATGGTGCGCAGCAGGTAAGCAGCAAAACAACTTACGGCGAATGGCTGGCTAAACAGCCCGTATCGTTTCAGAAAGAGGTACTTGGCCCTTCTCGCTATAAATTATTCAGCAAAGGCGATCTGGCGCTTGATAAGTTCGTGGACGGCGAGACGGGCCAGCAATACACCCTCGACCAACTCAAAGATTTAGAACCTCACGCTTTTGAGTTTGCAGGTCTGGAGTAACTGATGCACGAAAATATCGTACCAATTGGTAGAGATAAGTCCTTTCCCGTCTGTGGTGAGCTTTTTGAGCGGTTGGAAAATATCATTCATGAGGATGACGGTGAGATCGGGCTAGCTGAGGCCATCGGTATATTGGAAATGCTCAAAATAAAACTACTGAATTCTCAGTGCCAAACTAACTAACCTTTCCGCTGGCTGGGCCAGCAAACATTCATTCAGGAGAATGTATGACTATCAAATATCAGCTTACCGCTGAGGACTTCGCACAACTTGATGACGCGCAAAAAGGTATGTATGCAGAGAAGGACGGCAACTTTGTTATTGCCATCGACGGCTTGCCGCAACCGGAAGATGTGAGTGGCCTTAAGTCCAAGGTTCAGGAATTACTGGACGAAAAGAAAGCGGCTGAGAAAGCGAGGCGCGAAGCAGAAGATAAGGCTCGGGTTGAACGTGAAGAAGCCCTTCGCAAAGCAGGAAACGTCGAAGAGCTAGAGAAATCGTGGAGCGAGAAGTTTAGCAAGCGTGAAACCGAGCTATCTTCGCAGCTTGAATCAGAGCGCTCTACTTATCAGACCCAAATCCGAGACCTGACAGTTGGTCGCACTGCAATGGATCTGGCAACAACCCTTGCGATCCCCGGGAGTGCCAAAGCATTGCTGCCGCATATTGAGCGCCGCCTGTCAGTAGAGCAAAGGGAAGGAAAACCCGCCGTAGTTGTTCTGGACCAGGGCGGTAAGCTTTCGGCAACGACTCTCGACGAACTGAAAAATGAATTCTTCAATGACCCGGCGTTCGGGCCGTTGATTGCTGGATCACGAGCAAGCGGTGGCGGGGCTGCCGGTGCTGGAAAACCGGGCGGCGGGGCCGCAGGTAATATGGGCGGTAACAAAGGCGAGCGCACAAGCGCTATCGCAAGCCGATTCCCCGATCTCCCTCTTAAATAATTACAGGTAACCTCAATGTCATTATCTCAAATGCAGGTGTTCGACGAGTACATCATGCCAGCGACAATCGAAACACTGGATCAGATGCTCACAGCCTTTAACTCTGCCAGTCGCGGGGCAATCATGCTTTCGCCTGACGGTTTCACAGGCGACTTCCTTCAGGAGTCATTCTTCCAGACCCTGGCTGCTGCACAGCGTCGCGTTGACCGCTACGCAACCAACGGAACCGCGCCAATCACCGACCTGACAGAGCTGAAAGAAGCTTCAGTAAAAGTTGCAGGTGGTTTCGGTCCAATTCGTTATGAACCTTCTCAGATGACCTGGCTGGAGCGCCCAACCGCTCAGGGTGTAGAAGTCGCAAGCCGCGCTTTTGCTGAAATTCTGCTACAGGACCAGTTGAACACAGCTATTGCCGCACTGGTTGCCGCAATCACCGCGCAAGCAGATGCAACAAACGACGTATCGGCATCTGCTGGTATTTCTCAGTTGGGGCTGAATGCTTCACACGCGAAGTTTGGCGATGCCAGCCAGAATCTCATCACGCAGGTTATGCAGGGCACCACCTATCACAAGCTGATTGGACAGGCGCTGACTAACAGTGAGCAACTGTTCCAGGCTGGGAACGTTCGTGTTGTGGACATTCTCGGAAAAGTGTCAGTAGTTACGGATGCTCCTTCACTGATGCCGGCGGGAACGCCTAACAAAGAAGTCATCCTTTCGCTTGCGCAGGGTGCCGCACTTGTCCACGACAACCGAGACATCATTACCAACGTCGAAACGAGTAACGGTAAAGAGCGCATCGAAACGACTATTCAGGTTGATTACACCTTCGGGCTGGGCCTAAAGGGTTACACCTGGGACACCACCACTGGTGGTAAATCACCTACCGATGCTGCTATCGCGACCGGGACGAACTGGGATAAGACTGCGACATCCATCAAGCACACTGCTGGTGTGGCTCTGATTGGCGACGCTTCAATGTAATCAGACTGGCCCGGTTAGTCCGGGCCTTCGGAGTAAATCGTGAGTAATGAAAATATCTGGTATCTGCCGGGTCCATTCCACATGTACCAGGAAGATGTGAAAGAACTGGCTAAGAAACATGGACTGAGAATCGTTGACGCCAATGTCACCGGTAGTCGCGCTGATGAGGCGCACGATACGCCAGAGGTAACTACTCGACAGGTAGCGAAAGCTGCGGTCATGCAGTCCGTAATCGATACAGACTTACACGATGAGTTGGCAGCCGTAAATAAGTTGGTGGATGCTTATAGCTCAGGAGAGATTGAACGTCCTGAGGTCGGTGAAACAGCAATTAAACTTTATGACCTGTTGGTAAGTATTCCAACTGCGTCCAATGCCGACAATCACATTGACCAGCAAGCTAACAATTCGGAGTCAGATATTCAGGAGCTAAAGGCGCGACTGGATGCCGCTGGCGTGGCCTATCGCGCTAATGCGTCTCAAGATACTTTGGCGAAATTGGTATCTGAACTTCCTGCCGAATAGCAATCACGGAGGTCATGATGATCACCTACGTAACGGTTGCTGATGTCGATGAGGTGCTCGGCAATGATTGGGCGGCGCAAGATGACAAGCAGAAATACGTTCTGATGGCTAATGCATGGATGAACGCGCTTAACCTTCAAGGGATTGACCCTGATGACATCCCTGAAGAAGTGAAAATAGCCGGGGCATATGTTGCGAAATCTGCTGCTGATGGGACGCTGTATGAGCAGAAAACATCAAGCGGTATTCTTGCCAGCGAATCGGTAGAGGCTAAAGGCGTCAAATCATCTGAGAGCTACTACACCGGTGGATATATCAGTAGCGAGTCGTTACTTGACCCTGACCTGCAATTTGCCCTCGACATGTTGGCACCTTACCGCAGCAATCCACTTAAATTCACGGTGTACCGATAATGGGTGACGTAACCGATATTGCCGATCACAGACCCCATGCTGCAATTTTTACACCTGATGGGAATGCGCATGTGATCCCGCTATCTCTCTTGCAAAATATTGCTGATGGTAAAGCGTCTATCGACGATGTGGCCGATAGAGATCAGGTCATCAGAACTATAGTCGCTGAGTGGCTAAGGATAATTCATGGGCCTACGTGACAAACTTCAGGCGAAACTTGGTAAGGCCTTCGATACCAAACTGGCGGATGCGGTTAATCCATTCACTGGCGAGTACAAAGTTGTCAGTGAATATGACCCGGTAACGGAAGAGGAGATCTCTATCACCGTGACATATTCCGGGCGCGGCGTACTCGCTGATTACGATATCAGTCGCGTCGATGGCATTAACATCATCAAAGGTGATTTGCAGTTAATCGCGTTGGTTAACGAGGTGACGGATAAGCCAAAGGTTGATCACGTTATCACGGCGAAAGATCTCATCACCAACGAGCAGCAGACGTACAAGGTTATCAATCCTGAAATCGATCCGGCTGCGGCTTGTTACTTCATTCAGGTGCGGAGGTCATGACATGGCAAACTCATGGAGTTTCGACCCGTCATTGTTCGCTAATCAGGTTGAAGAGGATGTCGGCAAGAAGTTACGCATCATCTCAATGGCGTTACTGAGTGAGATAGTTCAGCGCTCTCCAGTTGGCAATCCTGCCTTGTGGAAGGGTGACGCACCAACCGGTTACACAGGAGGTAGCTTCCGTGCAAACAATCAGGTAAGCATTGGCAGCCCTGATTACTCTGACCTACCTGATGTTGATAAGAGTGGCGGCCCTACCATGCAGAAGGGGGCGGCTGTCATAGCGCAGACTCAACCTTTTTCTGTCATCTACATCCAGAACAACAAGCCTTACGCTGAAGAGCTTGAGCGCGGACATTCTACCCAGGCTCCAACTGGCGTTTATGCAGTTTCATTCCACGGTGTATCACAGGCCTACAAATGACCCTCACAGAAATACGCAACGCTGTCATCACCCGCATGACGGCGCAGACAGCTATTGCTGCGGGAGACGTGCGCTATCCCAATGACAAAACATATGACCCAACAGGAAAGGCTATTTGGGCGCGGTTGGCTAACTTGCCAGGAATGGCGTCAGCAACTGAAATCGGCGACGGGCCAGTTGTTCAGCGCACCGGCATAGCTTTCATTCAACTCTTCGTGCCAGCTAATTCAGGCTCATTAACTGCAACTCAGATAGCGGATCAACTCCGCACCCTGTTTGAGTTTCAGGATGACGGACGTCTGAGTTATTTCGCCGTATCTGCCGTTGAAGTTGGCGAAACTGACGGCTGGTATCAAACGAACCTGCAAATCCCTTACCGCGCTCTGTAGCGCACAAACCACAAAGGAGGCTCCTGTGAGTTCAGGCGCTAAGGTAGTCTCGGCTTACGTCCGGGAAGTTACACCAGGAGTAACACCGCTTGGTGTTCCCTGGAATCTTTTAAAACGTACCAGTTGGGGTGTCGGCCCATCGCAGAATACAAACGACAATGATGAGATTGGCGGCACACGAATGGCTCAAGGGCTTTCGATGGGCACCGTTGATGTTGGTGGTGATGTTGGTACAAAACTGCGCTACGGGCAACATGACGAGTTTCTGGCGTCATGCTTTGGTGCTGACTGGGTTGGTGATAGCCTGACAATGGGCAACAGTCGCATCACCTTCACTCTCGGCACATATGCAACAGATGTTGGTATTTCCTCTGCCATTCTCGGCGCTCAGGTAGGCACCTGGCAAATGGAAGTTCCGAACGATGGCGATGTTACGGCGACGGTCACGTTTGCTGGTCTGAACTGGCTTTCGAACAATGACGGAACAAACTACATTCTGTCGACTCCTGTCGATAACGCAGGAGAACTCCGCTACACCTTCAAAGAAGTGACGGATATTAGCCTGAATGGCGTTGATGGTGGCGACGGCTTCTGTATCGATACATTCAGCATCCAGTTCGATAACAACATGCAGACACAGCGCTGCATCGGCACTGGATCACCTTATGCCGGGGCCAATATTCCGACTACGTTCACCCCGTCAGGCTCTATCACTTTGTCATGGTCGAAAGATGCGTGGGAAGTGTGGAGTAAGACGCTGACAGGTGAATCCGTTCCATTTAGCTTCACTCTGGCGAATGACGAAGGGCAGTATGCCTTTTACTTCCCGAAAGTGCAGGTTGCGGGTGACTGGCCTGATGGCGGCAATACCGACATTATCCAGGTTCAGCTCGACATCACCGCAGCCGATGAATCGCCTACCATCACTCGCAAAGTGACAGTTCCGGCTACAGGTATTTCTGTAGCTCCGACTACAGTCTCAGTTGACGTAGGCGATACGACAGCCATAACCGCCACGCTAACCCCAGCTAATGCTACCGACCATGTTACATGGACGTCATACGACCCGACCATTGCGACGGTTGATAGTGATGGCGTGGTGACGGGTGTATCTGCCGGCACGGTTAATATCGTCGGAAAAGCCAGGGCGTTTACGGCGGCATCATCTGTCACGGTTACAGAACCATAATTTCCCTTGCCCGTTTCGATCTGCATGTCGGCGCGGGCTTTTTTCATGCAGAGGTTTGAATGTTACTAATCAATAAACGCATGGATGGCGAGCGCTGGATTGAGCCAATCGAAGGCCTGAAATTGCTCGTCGTCGGCATCGATAATCATCAGTTTCGCTCCCGCAACGCCCTGGTTCGCCGTCACATCGACAAACTGGATACCGTATTCAAAGTTGGCACCAGTGAATTTGACCTGGCATCGGTGGGGGATGTTGACGCTATTGATGATCTGCTTATCGAAAACTGTGCCCGATACTTGCTCAAGGGCTGGGAAGGTGTCGGCGAGATGGTTGATGGCAAAGAGCAGGCCATTGAATACAGCCCTGAAAAAGCGGCTGCACTCCTGAAGCAGAACCCGGAACTTTACTGGCAAGTCCTGGGTACGGCTGGTGATATTGCCGCAGGGAAAGAGCAACAGGAGAAGGAGACTGTAAAAAAGTCACCGAAGCGCAACACTGGCTCAATGAATTCGGCGGCGAACAGGGCGAGAAAGCAAAGTGGAAGCGCGAAAAGCTAGGCCTTCCTGCGATACCAGAGCCAGAAATTGACGAGGTATGCGGTGAAATCCTCAACGCTTACGCAGTCATTTCCAGAGGCAGGCAATATGCCGGCATGGCTGGCGCACCGCTGCCGCTCTCCCTGGTAGATATCGAGCGTTACCTGGAATCACGTCCGATCCTGATTGACCATTCCGAATTCGAAGCGGCCATTTTTGCTCTGGATGACACGTGGCGGGACAAATGGGCTAAAGAGCAGAAGAAGCCCGTCAAAGAAAACTAATCCCGGTTCGCCGGGTTTTTTATTGCCCGGAGATAAGCAATGTCAGAATCACAATCCCGCCTGGCGGTCATCGTTGACAGCACCGGAGCAGAAAAGAACGTTGATAGCCTGGCCACCGCGCTTGGGAAAATGACACAGGCCGGGAATAAAGCGGCTGATGGTTCAAAGAAAGTGACGAAAGCCACAGAGGAAGAATCTGCGGCGTTGTCTGAACTTCTTGATCGCATCGACCCGGTAAACTCAGCACTGAACAAGTTAGATAAACAGCAGCAAGACCTGGCGAAATTCAAAGCGAAAGGGTTTATAGATACTGAAACTTTCGATGACTACTCAAAGAAAATTGACGATGCCAGGAACAAGTTAACCGGGTTCTCTACTACGCTAACTAAAACTGGCATATCAGCAAAACAAACCGCATATCAGATGCGCATGATACCCGCGCAAATGACAGATATTGCCGTTAGCCTGGCAGGTGGACAATCGCCATTCATGGTGCTTTTGCAGCAGGGCGGGCAGCTCAAAGATATGTTTGGCGGCATTGTCCCGGCGATCAAAAGTGTCGGTACATATGTTCTCGGGCTGGTTAACCCATTCACTGTTGCTGCCGGTGCCGTTGGGGTGTTGACTTATGCCATCTACAATAACCGAAAAGAGATTGAAGCCTCGCAAAAGATAGTTGAGTCATCGCTTGGATTAGGTGGCGATGCTGCGGAACGGCTGGCGCTAAACATGGTCGCCATCTCTGATAAAACAGGGGATGCGATTGATGTAGTGGCGAAGCTCTTTGTCACTACGTCTGATGGTGCAGACGAGGCAGAGAAAAAACTCATTGCGGTCGGGTACAGCTATCAGGAAGCGAAAGAGCAGGTAGATCGCTACAAAGACTCAGCCGATTTCACTGCGCTGAATTCCAGCATTGATGAGCATAAGCGAGAAGTGCTTGGAATTGGTAATGCGTGGACAGATGCAGCGATTCAAGTAAAAAACTATTACACCGCCGCTGACCAAGGGAAGCAAAGCGTTGCGTTAGGTGGTGCGATTGACCCATCAATGAAATTTATTGGTCAGGCAGTCGATCTGCAAAAAACGATGAACCAGTTGCGCATTGAAGGCAATGAAAATGTCCGCGCTACAGTTGAGAGCATTAATAAAGAGTATTTGTCAGTTGATCGCGTTGCATCGGCAGAAAAGAGACTGGCTGATGCACGGAAGATGGCAAAAGCTATATCTGCATCAGGTGACGATGAGGCGATTTCAAATGCAAACAAGCTGATCGTCGCGCGCGAAAAAGAGCTATCTCAGGCCAAAACTCAGGCTACTAAGCAGCCACGTCAGGCGAAGGGAAAGGCATACAGCGAGGATGCGGCTACACGCTTGCTTGACCAGATTAACCAGCAGACAGCAGCAATGCAGTCTCAACTCGATACAAGCGACAAGCTGAACAGCGTCACTCAGCAGCGCATCAAGTTCGAGCAACAGATAGCCGACCTCAAGTCTAAATCACAACTCACTGCTGATCAGAAATCGTTGCTTTCACGTTCTGATGAAATTATTCAGGCGTACAAGCAGCAGGAAGCCTTACAGAACCAAGTTAAAACACTCGCTGACTATCAGAAGATGCAGGAGCAGGTTAAATCCAAGGATGAGCAGACTAACGACTTGCTGAAAGAGCGTCTCGACTTACTGGAGAAAGCCAAAGCTACCGGAAAGTTGCAGCCGGGTGAGTATGACAAAACGCGCGGCGACATCCTGAAAAATACCACTACAGCGCTACCGAAAAGCGTAACCAGTGTGACCGGAAGCCTCTCGCCTACTGGTGGCGAACTGTCAGGTTCATGGGGTGGCGTACAGCAGCAGTTGCAGCAAATTCAGCAAGCTCAAACCGCGCTGGATAAGTGGCAGGCTGACCAGTTAGCCGCATACCAGCAGATGGATCTCACGACGAGTGAGTACGAGCAGAAAATGTTTGAGACTCGCAAAACCTATGCTGATCAGTCAGCAGCACTGAGCAACCAGAATTACCAAATTCAGACCACCGCCACGCAATCCATGTTTGACAGCATGGTGACGATTGCTCAGCAGGGATTCGGTGAGCAGTCCGGTATCTACAAGGCAGCATTTGCAGCGAGTAAAGCTTTTGCTATCGCCCAGTCTCTGGTGTCTATCCAGCAGGGTATCGCAATGGCTGCGGCTAACCCATTCCCATATAACATCGCCGCTATGGCATCGGTTGCGGCGGCAACGGCGAGCATTGTTTCCAATATTGCCTCTGTCGCCGATGTCGGGTTTGCAACGGGCGGTTATACCGGTTCCGGTGGCAAGTATCAGCCAGCCGGGGTGGTGCATAAAGGTGAGTACGTTTTCGATAGCGGGGCCACAAGCCGGATCGGGGTTTCTAATCTTGAAGCTCTGAGAAATGGCGGCTCACTGGATGCAACGCTGAGTAAGCCAGGCTATGGGACGGGAGCGCAAAGCACTTCTACCAGCAATAACAATGCCACGACTATGAACGCGCCGATCACACAAAACTTCAATATCCAACAAGGCGTAACGCCTGACCAAATGAATATTTCGCTGGCTCAGACGGCTAAGCAGGCAACTTCTGATGCGCTGAAACAGACTGCCAGCCAGATAGTGAAAGGGAATGGTGATGTTGGTAAGGCTATGCGTGGCACTTACAGCGGGAGGTTCACTCGGTAATGGCACTTCAACTCTACCCACATGACTTCCTTCCGATGCCGCAACAGGACGGTTACGCATATCAGGCTATCAGCCCGTTAAAGCGTACTGATCTGACGTCCGGTCGTGCTCGCCAGCGCCGCGCATACACATCAACTCCCACACAGGCAACAGTGCAGTGGTTTATGGAGAATGATAGTCAGGCTCAGCTGTTTGAAGCCTGGTATCACGACACCATCACTGACGGTGCCGACTGGTTCTTGATGCGACTCCAGACGCCACTCGGCGTCGAGTTTTATAAATGCAGGTTCACGGATATATACGCGGGGCCAACGCTGGTAGCGCCTGTTTACTGGCAGTTTTCAGCGACACTTGAGTTGTGGAAGCGTCCAATTCTTGACGATGGCTGGGCGCAATTCCCGGATTACATCATCAACAGCAGCATCATTGACCTCGCACTTAACAGGGAGTGGCCTGAAGCATGACATTGGCAATTTGTGTTGTATAATATCTGTGTCGATTTGTGGGAAAGTGCTCGTGCCTTCCCGTAGCCGGGAAGTGAAATAGTGCGCTTGAGTAGCTATCAGTGCGGCGGGTAACACCCACATTCGGCACCAATTTTTAAAGGTCACCTTCGGGTGGCCTTTTTTATTGGGCGAAATCCATGACTGTGTTGAATCGACTTTACGCCTCTTCCGGCGAAGAGGTGATTATTGAAACGCTGCAAATAGACATTGGCGACGATGTTTATTACCTCTGCAAAGGGTATGAAGACATTAAAGCCACCACTGAGAATGGTGATGTTGTCACCTTTACCGCTGCGGCAATAGACATCGCTTTACCGGCCAGAAATAGTGATGGCACGCAGGATTTGCAGTTTGCTATCGATAATATCAACGGCCTGACCTCGACGACTATTCGCAATGCGCTGGAGAAGTTGGCGAACGGGGCGATCACTTATCGCAATTACGTTTCTACCGACCTGTCAGCGCCCGCAGCGGTGCCTTATACCCTGACGATTAAGAGCGGCTCATGGACAGCAACGCAGGCGCAGATAGTCGCCGGGTATATGAACGTGCTTGATACTGCTTGGCCCCGGTATCGGTATACGCTTCCGAATTATCCGGGGCTGAGGTATATGAGCTGATAGCCCACTCAGGTGGGCTTTTTATCGCGTATGTAAGCGTTGGTTGTGATTCACATCACGCTTTTATGAATTGATTAAAAAATAACTTACCACCATTTTTCATGACCATATCTATTGACTGCTATTTACTGGCTAAAAACATAACACTTAACTGTTACATACTGATTTGACAGATATTTTTATTGGCGCTTTAATCACACCAGCAGGTGCTCTTTAACAGTCAGGTGGGATTTTTGTTACTTCATTGGTTTGAATCAGTTTGGGCAAATACTTTCTCATATTCAGCGCGATCCCATAAACGATTCCTCGCTGGTAGATACGTTTCAACAGCAACCGCCGGAATTAAGGATGTAGGACTCTCGGTAAAGTTATCTGAGGGATACCTACTATCCAACGGGGAGAGGACTGCGGAATCTATGCCTTTAAGGTACTGGCGGAAAATAGCAGTTCTTTCCGGGTGGAAGGCGATCACAAAGTCCCCGCCTTTAGGGTTTATACATGGCTCAAATATTACGACAGATCCAATTGGAAACAGAGGTGCCATAGACTCATCTTCCATTATTACGGCGAATGCCATAGTCGATAGGTCCAAAGCGGTCGGGTGGAGAGTTTTCACTTCCCTTTCTTTTTCAGATGTCACTATGTGGGTGAAAACATCATCAAGACTTATTACTGGTATCTTATTAGCGGTATCGGCAGGGGAAATTCTCGCCTTGATTCTACTTTCACCCTCCCCAGAAGCGAGCCACTCGGGGGTGGTCCCGAGCGCACTTGCTAACTTCATCAAAGTTCCTTCTCTTGGCTGGGATTCTACATTTTCGTATGCAGCAATTTGCCGTTGAGATACCCCTACAAGATCTGCTAACTCTTTTTGAGTTAAGGAGTTAAGGGCTCTTGCTTTTGAAACGCGCTCCCAGAATCCAGATGTAATCTCAAGTTTTTTCATTAAACCTCATATCCAGTGGTTGAAATATCATATTGATGAAGTATTATGATATTAATCCGCAATCAAAGGAGTATCACATGAAAGAGGTTGAAGTTAAAGCTTCAGACAACATGCTAGTTCGCATGCCGACTGATATGAAGGAAAAAATCAAGGAAGGAGCCAAGCGCTCATTTCGCTCTGCAAACAACGAAGTCCTGTATCGTTTGCAGCTAGCCGAGGATGTTATAAGCAAAGGATTGGCAAATGCATAAACAAAAAGGCGAAGCCCAGCAGTGCGCTAACACTAACTGGGCCTCTATCGAAAATAACCGCGTAGGAAATATCGACATGAATATTGTAGCAAAATCAGAATATAACTTCCACGGTGTCGATTTAGTGCCAGCCCCAGTTAAGGGCGGTATTTGGCTTACATCATCGGACATTGCCAAAGCTCTCGGCTATGCGTCAAGCAAGAGCGTTTCCAACATCTATTCACGTAATTCCGATGAGTTTACAGGAAGCATGTCTATGGTCATCAAAATGGTGACCAAAGGAATAAACAATGACTTACGTGAAAAATCGGTGCGTGTGTTCTCACTTCGCGGCTGCCATCTTATAGCAATGTTTGCCACTACCGATAAGGCGAAATCTTTCCGGAAGTGGGTGCTTGATGTTCTGGATCGTGAAGTCGCCGAGGCGAATGTAAACCCTGAATTCGATTTTCAGATGTACTCAGATATGGCCAAGGCCGCTAAATTCCATATGGAAACGATTAGATTAATTTGGCTTGAAGAGCTGAAGCCTGGATTGGAAAAAATGGGATCACCATTGAAGGGAAGGCTGAATGACCACATTGCCGATGCTGGTGCGGAAATTTCCTGCATAGCTGGTGCGCTGGGGAAGGTTTCAAAAAAGGGGATGAAGATTCACTGACAGGCGCATTGGACAGCGCAAAAAAGAAAAACCGCCAGCTGTAACTGGCGGCTATCAATCAAACTCGTCATAAGGACCACTTAATGACTTCATTAAATTTAGCAGTTCAAGAGCGAAATGTCGATCCCCAGCCGCTGCCGGTGATTGTGTGGGAAGGGTTACGCGTGGTTACCACAGAATCCCTAGCTTCTGGCTATGGATGCGAAGAGAAAAGTATCCGCATGAACCTTTCAAGAAATCTTGATCGTTTCGAAGAGGGGAAGCATTACTTTATGGTGACAGGCGAGAATCTTAAGTGTTTGCGGGCCACTGTCGGTGGCTCACAAATTTCCAGCAAAGCGCGCTCACTCACTATCTGGACGGAAAAGGGCGCGGCCCGCATGTCAAAGATCGTCGATACGGACGAGGCTTGGTCTTTCTTTGAGCGCCTTGAAGATTCGTATTTCCGACCAGCGGCTACAGCTACCATTCCTCTTACCTATGAAGCGGCACTTGAAGACCTCCTTTTGAAGGTGAAAGAAAACCGCATCATCACTGAACAGCGTGACCGGGCGGTAAAGGAAAAGCGCTGGATGTCTGAGAAACGCGAAGTTACCGCAATGACAACAGCTTCTATCGCCGTGCGCGAGAAGAACAAACTGGCTGAGAGGCTGGGTGAAGGGAAAAATTACGCTGCCATTATCCCGGTCGAAAAGAAGCTTGGGCAGAAATTCAAATGGCAACCCCTTCGCAAGTGGTGCCGAGAGAATGATGTTACACCGCATGATGTTGACGACCCGCGATTTGGTTCGGTGAAATCGTGGCCGCGAGCAGCGTGGCTTGCCGTGTATGATGTAGATCTGCACAAGTTGTTCTGACGACATAAAAATTGCACGTTCCTACCAAACCCGCTCCAGCGGGTTTTTGCCTTGCCGTGTCCTCATGCTAGGATTGCTCCTGTTTTTTACTTATGGGGATAGGGATATGAAAAGAATAGCTATTATGTCCGTGGCTTTCGCATTACTACTGGCTGGGTGTTCGAATACGCAGGGGAATGGTGTGATTAACGGAGTTGACCGTCATAGTGGTAGCAAAACGGTTTTAATTCAGCCGCACGGTACTGACTGCGACTCCATGCAGTGTATTGCTCTTGGTGCGTTCTGGGTATCAAGTGAAAAAGATACAGCCTTGTTAAATGTATCGCTCATGAATACCAGTGATTTTATTCAAGACGCATATCTTGAAATCGACGGGCAAAAATATCAGCTTCGTGATGATGGCGACCTTACCAGATATGAGCGACCACTCTCTGATATGACGTCTTATGTGCAGTCGCGAAAAGATTACCTTGTTCCATTAGACGTAATTCGCAAAATGTCTACAGCCAAAAAAGCGTGGATATTCGTGAAGACTGGCGATAATTACATGTCAGATGCGATCATCGATTCTCAAGGCGATAGTAAAGCCTATTATGCGATGCAGCGCTTTATCGCCGCGATACCTCAGTAAATTAAACCTTTTCAAACAAACCCCGCTCAGTCGGGGTTTTTTATTGCCTGAAATTCGGAGGCTTGATGTTCAATCCTGATAAATACCTTTCAGTCACCTGGCTGAAGGGCGGACGCGCATACCCTGAACTTGACTGTTTCGGCATCGTAAATGAGGTGCGCCGTGACCTCGGTCTGCATGAATGGCCTGATTTTGCTGGTATCACTAAAGACGGCGATGGGCTTAATCGAGAAGCGCGAAAGCTGATGATGTCACTTGAGCGATGCGATCCGTGCGAGGGGGCGGGTGTGGCGTGTTACTCAGGCTCTACGGTAACGCATGTTGGCGTCGTGGTTAACGTGAATGGTCAACTACATGTAGCCGAGTGCAACCCGAAATCAAACGTGTCGTTTTTGCCGCTGCCACGCTTTAAGCGCCGTTTCGTCAAAGTGGAGTTCTGGAAATGACGGTTCGATTTTACCCATCCCGATTGCCGGGGGAGCCACTGGAAACGCACGAGCATGGAGCCACGACAATTCATCGTTGGATGTTGAAGAATGTCACTGGTTATCGTGCCGATATGAAGCACCCAATAGCGATCGAAGTTGATGGCGAGCATATACCTGTCGTTGCGTGGTTCAATTATGCGATTAAGCCGGAAAGTGATGTCAGGATTTACCCAGTCCCTTATGCGGCAGTGACACTGGCGTGGATTGCCGTTGCAGTTGCGGTAGCTTCTACTGCCTATGCGCTGTTCTTTGCTCCTGGTGTTGGTGATCCTGGTGGATATTCATCAGGAACGGGTAACGCGCTTGACGTTAACCCTGCAAAAGCGAACCAGGCGAAGTTGGGCGATCCAATTCGTGAGTTGTTTGGTCGTCGCCGTATCTACCCTGATTATGTGGTTCAGCCTGTAACGCGTTTTGACGCTGACGATCCAACCATCATGCGCGTTGAAATGTTTGTATCGCTCGGGGTTGGTAGATTTTCGTTTGGTGATGGAGACAAGCGGGTAGGATCAACGCCAGTAAGTTCCCTAGGTGATGGTTTTTCTGATACCACATACCAGCCAGGCGAAAACGTTGCTGCCGACAGGCGTAGCGAAAACTGGTTCAACTCTACTGAGGTTGGAGGGACGTCATCAGGATCTGGTCTGGATATGGCGCAGACAGCACCGGACACTGATGATGTAGTCGCAAAATCACTGACTGCATCCGGCGCCACAATCACGTTTAACGGTCTCAGCACAGATGATGGCGACGATACGACAAACGACCTGCCTGATTCATGGGCTCCGGGCGCAATCGTAGAAATTACCGTGCCAGATTCTTACGTTGTCACCAATGACGGTGCATACAGTCGTATTACCAGTGATGTGCTTGCAGAGATTGCCCCGTATGTCGGGATGCCAGTTACTATCTGGTTCAACAGTTCAGATTATGAACTCTATATTGCTTCGTACACGCCACATGCGAGCGCCTCTGACAGCGTAGATGAAGTAACAGCATCTATCACTCTGGCATACGATAGCGCGACAGGAACAGCCTTTACCGGCATTCCTGAAGGTTACATTCGCTTATCTGTCTCTCACGCTGGTAGTGAGTACAAAATTGCTGAAGTTGACGGTTCGACGACGACGCTACAGCGACTAATTTCAGGCGTGGTGGATAATACGTGGCCCGGTTTTTCTTCCCGAACAGTGCTCGATTTTACGGCTTCTGGTCTGAATGAAAATGATAACTGGATGGGCCCATTCCTGACGTGTCCTGAAAATGAAACCTGCGACATGTTTGAAGTGAATTTCTTTTTCCCTAACGGCATATGCGGGTACAAGGACAGCGGCAGCAAAAAGAATCGGCAAGTTCAATGGGAGATTCAGTATCGCGTGTACGGCTCCGGTTCAGGCTGGGCAAGCAAGACTGGAACCTATGACGAGAAGAACATCAACGGCCTGGGGTTTACGGAGCGCATCACGCTGACCTCTCCCGGGTTGGTCGAAGTTCGTTGTCGTCGTACAAACGAGCAGGGTGAGGGCAACTCGCGTGACAACATGTTCTGGCAATCGCTACGTGGTCGCCTGCTGACAAGGCCAGTTTCGTACCCCGGTGTCACCACAATGGGCGTCACGGTTGAAACTGGAGGTAAGCTGGCAGCCCAGTCAGATCGCCGGGTGAATATCGTCGCAACACGCGTGTACGATTATGGTACTGAGAGAACCATTTCAGCCGCGCTGTACCACATTGGTGACTCTCTCGGTCTGGCGATGGATAGCGATGCTATCAATGAACTCGAAAGCATTTGCTGGACGGCGAACAGTGAGTTCTTCGACTACGAGACAACCGACACCGCGTCCTCACTTGAGGTGCTTCAGAAGATAGCCAACGCCGGGAAAAGTTATTTTCTTCTGACAGATGGCCTTGCGTCAGTATCGAGGGAGGGCGTTAAAACGTGGACAGGAATCATCAGTCCGCAGGAAATGACTGAAGACCTGCAAACGGCCTTTGTTGCGCCATCTTCTGACGATTATGACGGTGTTGATGTCACGTATATCAACGGTGTCACATGGGCAGAGGAAACGCTTCAGTGCAGAACTGATGGCAATCCTACCCCGGTTAAAGTCGAGGCTTACACGCTTGATGGAGTGCTTGACCGTGACCACGCCTATCAGATTGGTATGCGGCGATTAATGAAGTACATCCAGCAGCGCTTAACCTTCAACACTACTACCGAGCTGGACGCGCTTTGTTACAATGTAGGTGACCGGATTGTGTTCACCGATGACATACCGGGGAGCCAGACGGTGAGCACACTCATCGAAGATCTGACATCAGTAGATGAGATAACGACGTTCACTGTCACTGAACCGCTGGACTGGTCATTCCCGAACCCCCGTGTACTGATACGTTATCAGGATGGATCCGCATCGCCGTTGATGGTTGCAACGAAGGTTAGTGATTATCAGTTGTCAGTGCCGGCACTGGATGAATTCAACAACATGACCATGAATGACGGCGCAATAGAACCGCCAAGACTAATTTTCTGCGATTCGTCACGCGTTGGTTACAACGGCATTATCTCAGAAGTAGCCCCGCAATCTGACGGAACCTGCCAGGTAACAGCAAAAGAATACAGAGATAGTTTCTACCAGTACGATAATGCCATTTACCCCGGCAACGTAGCCTAATTACAAACCCCTTCAAACAACCCGCTTCGGCGGGTTTTCTCGCTTATGAGGACTTATGACTACTTATAATACCGGCAATCCGCTGGGTTCTACTGCTGCAAAAGATTTGTACGACAACGCGCAGAACTTTGATCACCTTTCAGGGGATCGCACAAACGAAACGTGGGATGACCGCTTCGGGGTTCCGCGCATCACATGGTATGGCATGGAACAGCGATACAATACCGCGCTGGCAAACCTCGGTTTGAATCCTGTCGGAACATTTCAGGGCGGTGCAGTGGTTACCGCTGCGGGTGATATTGTTCAGGATGAAACAGATGACACCTGGTATCGCTGGGACGACCTGGCAACCATTCCTAAAACTGTTCCTGCTGGCTCAACACCTGAATCAGCAGGCGGAACAGGGGAAGGAAAGTGGTTGGCTGTCGATGTAAGTGATGTGCTGCGCAAAGAGCTTGCGGAAAATTCCGGCGCAACTCTGGTAGGGACATCATCAGGCAACACTGTTCAGACAGAGCTTGATAAGTTGAGTTCGCAGAATTCTGCATTTGCTTACATTGATGACTATGCAGATCTTGTAGTTGATGGTGATTGGACAGATGCGATCAATGCAGCATCTGCCACCGGATTGCCGCTCGTTGGTAGTGGGCCATATACTGTAAACGGAATAATCAATACAAAAGGTCAGCCGATAATTGGCGAGTTTACTATAAGCACATCAAGATATTCTTTGGGAAATGTGCTGGCTAAAACTGAGAGCCCAGACTCTCTTAGCGTGCGGATGCTTTATCTGGAAAGCGCCTACGATCTATCAGAGTTACTATTTATAAAAAATCTTGGGTTTAATACCATCAACCATTATTGCTATTTTGCAAACAATGGATCAATAGATAGCACGGGAACGGCAGAGCAATTGCTTGATAACGCAAAAACAGCCGGGCTGCAAGTTAATCTCGGTACTGAAAGCCCTAGAGCTACAACAAGTTTGTCTGAATTTGTTAATGCTACTAAAGATCACCTGGCAACATGGGGATACAGTGTATACGATGAGCCAGCAAGCAGGAGTATTAGTGTATCAGCGCAGGACGCAAAAATTTTAACATTAAGAAATTTAACGACTAAACAGTTGAGTTTTGTAGATCTTATTTCATCAGGGAATCCGTTCAATCAATTGTTTAGTGCGAATTATGATATAGCCTTTGTTGACTCTTATTCCCGTGTATGGACGTCTGGCGTTGCGTTAACGAATGATTTAAAAAAAATGCGATTCGATTACGGGTGCATTAAAGCTCAAACAAAGTTGTCTCGTGTAATACCGGTAGTTTCAGCATTCACTGATATCGGTGGGTATTATGCCAGCAGCGAGTCGCAGGTAATTGCTGCAAGCAGCATTTTCGGTACAATAAGTGAAGGCAGTTTCGGGGCCTTTGTATGGGATGGTGCTGGTGATCCAAATATCAATAGCAGAGTTCGTTCAAGCAAAAATCTACAAGACATGGTTTCTGGACTTGCCTCTCAAAAAGTACGTAACAAGCTTGTAACTGAGGCGTATCTTTTTGGTGGTGCGCCAGGTAACACTATGTGGCCAATCGCTGACGTATTAAGTAAAATACCTTTGAAGGATCCAAGTAGTAGTGATGGGTATGTCTTTAGCAATGCATTCCCAGTTAGAGTCAAAACAGGCTCATCAGACACCGACAGAACAACTACTATAATAAATTCAGATTACTCAGGCATTGGGTTTAAAGGTGCATTTGGCAGCATGCTTACAAATATTAAATGCAGAAAAAATATTCGCGGATATCTTGAATGCTTTAATATAATTGGTGGTACCGTTGGGACATTTAGCTTGTTCAGTACTAATGATTCAGGATATACAATTACTTTGAGATATAATGACGCATTGTCTGGCAACAAGGTATTGGACTTCAATACATCAGCAGGAATAAACTATGATGATACAATAGTGCTACGTATTGAAAATACAGGGGATAGTACGGTTAACTACAGGAAGTTTATACGAGGATTATTAGTTTGTTGTGATTGGTGAAAGGTTGGCGTTGGATCACTCCAACGCCATTTTCCTATTTCTGTACAATATCAGGAAGGTTTTTCTCTGCCCATTGAGAAAATTCGATTCCAACCTGCATGCTTCCATACTCTGAGAAATGCTTGTATTCATCGCGATACATCGGCATGCCATTCTTAACCGAGGAGCACTTACTTTCATCACAGAAAGCAACATTCGGGTCAAAGTATAAAGTCCCTGGATAGGATGAATTAATCCTTTCCTTCAGGTGCAACATTGTTTTTCTTATCTGATTAACTTCTGTTAAATCCGATTCACAGGTGCTCTGTGGATCCTTCAGTGGCCTTGAGAAGCAAGCTTTAATGTCGTCAGTTAACCGTACGTGAGGATAAAATATCACTACTTTTGCATGATTTGCTGTAATAATTTCCATTCGCTTTAATAATCCATCAATATACAGGTCGTCAGCGTCAGGTTTTATCCCACTAATCAAAATGTATTTTATCGTTCCGTTGTCTTTAATAATACTATTAATGAATGCTAATTGCTCTGATTGATTCGCATCAGTGGGTTTTAGAACTTCTGATGTTACGTCTTGAGTCCCAATAGATAGTACGTTTAGATTTTTAAGATCTTTGTTATTAGCTATTCCAGGATATAGATGGTTAGCATAGCTATTTCCCAACAGCAGCAATTCTGGGGCTGCGTTTCTTTTAAGGCTACAGAACCACCAAGGAAGATCAGTTGCTAAATGAGTTTTAAATCTTTCTAAACAATTTTCATTTTTACTGTACTGCCATAGAGCGCCATTGAGTTGACGACTCACTTCTTTGCTTGCTTCAATATTTGATCTACTATCTATACCATTCATTGCATAAGTAACATAACCCGCGCCTCCAATTAATGCCATGAGAGCAAGCATTGGAAGGGTTTTTGTTTTCCATGATTTTACTCTTTTTAAAGGCCGCTCTATTAACCAGTATGTCATAGATGCAAGTACAAATGATGCAATCAATAAGAACCATATTACCCAATTCGGCGGAGTGCTACCGTTTATGATATGGGCTAGTGAAAATAAAGGCCAATGCCATAAATAGAGTGGGTAGCTTATTAATCCAATGAAAACCAATGGTTTTGATGTCAAAATACATTTGACAGGCCCAGAATCTTGAGCACTCCAAAGTAATGCTACTGAAGAAAAGACAGGAATTAAGGCATACCATCCTGGGAAAGCAACGTTTGAGTGTAAGTAAAAGGCGGTTATAACTATTGCAATAATTGATATTAGTGCAATAGGCATTGCAATAATAGTGAGTGGTCGTTTAGACTTTTCTCCATTCATCACTATGGCTAGCAAAGAACCAAGTAAAAGTTCCCAATGCCTATATTGTGGTAAATAGAATGTTCTTTCAACATTTTCAGCTATGCTAATTATGTTTAAAGAAAATGAAATGACCGCCAATACTAATATGGTTAGGAATATATTTAATTTTTTCTTGTAGGCGAAATATAAAACCAATGGGAACGCTAAATAAAATTGCTCTTCAATCCCAAGAGACCAAAGATGAAGGAAGGGTTTTGTTGCAGAGGTAGCGTTAAAGTAACCCGTTTCGCTATATAAAACAATGTTCGCAACAAATCCCGCCCCGCCTGCAAGTTGTTTTCCTAATTGCATGAATTCATCGGAGAAAAGTGTAAACCACCCAAATGCGTATACTAAAAACATCACTACTAATAACGCAGGGAAAAGCCTATCGATGCGCCTTCTATAAAACTCCTTTATAGAATACGTCCCGATAACCATTTCTTTTTTAAGGATGGATGTGATTAGAAAACCAGAAATCACAAAAAAAATATCTACGCCAATAAATCCGCCAGGTAGGATTTGCGGGAAAGCGTGATAAATCACAACAAGTACTACTGCTATAGCCCTCAGGCCATCAATATCTGATCTATATTTTATTAACAT